AGCCAGTGGATTGAAGCAGAAGAGCAGCGTATGCGGCGCAAGTTGGAAGCACGTAACCGTTAATTACTTCTTAAGGAATGAGTCATGGCAAATAGCCTGTTAACCATTGATATGATCACCCGGAAAGCTCTCCAGATTCTGGAGAACAACCTGGTTCTTACCCGTAACGTCAACCGTCAGTACGACGACAGCTTTGCTGTTGAAGGTGCCAAGATCGGTTCGACCCTGCGTATCCGCCTGCCTGACCGCGCTCTGGTGACGGACGGTGCAGCCCTGCAAGTTCAGGACGACAACGAGCAATTCACAACTCTGTCTGTTTCCAGTCAAAAGCATATCGGCGTAAATTTCACTTCTGCCGAACTGACTATGCAATTGGACGACTTTGCAGACCGTGTTCTGAAGCCTCGTATCAGCCAACTGGCAGCCTCGATTGATGCAGACGTTGCCAACGCTTACAAGAGCATTGGTCAAAGCGTTGGTACCCCTGGCACCACGCCTGGCACTTCTTTGGTTCTGTTGCAAGCTCAACAAAAGCTGAACGAAAGCGCTGCTGGCATGAGCCCCCGTTACGCCACGGTTAACCCTGCCGCTAATGCTGGCCTGGTTGAAGGCATGAAGGGCTTGTTCAATCCTACCGACACCATTTCTAAGCAGTTCAAGAATGGCATGATGGGCACCGGCGTTTTGGGCTATGACGAGATCAACATGTCTCAGTCCATCAAGGTTTTGACGACCGGCACCCGCACCAACGGTACTGTTACCTCTACCATCAGCGCTCAAGGCACTAGCACTCTGTCCTTGTCTGGTGTTGGTGCTTCTGCCACCATCAAGCAAGGCGAAGTTTTCACCATTGCTGGCGTGTTTGCGGTTAACCCACAAACCCGCGAGTCCACTGGTTCGCTGCAACAGTTTGTTGTGACTGCTGACGCTGTTGCATCAGGTGGTGGTGTTGCATCCGTTACCGTGTTCCCAGCCATCTACACGGCTGTACACGCTCTGGCAACTGTGGATTCCTTCCCAGTGGCAACCGCAGCTGTGACCTTTGTTGGTTCTGCATCTTCTCAGTACCCGCAAAACTTGGTGTACCACAAAGATGCGATCACCTTTGCCACGGCTGACCTGCTGCTGCCTCAAGGTGTTGATATGGCTTCTCGCGCTGTGCATAACGGCATTTCGCTGCGTATCGTGCGCCAGTACGATATCAACAACGACCGTATGCCTTGCCGTATTGACGTTCTGTACGGATACAGCGTGATCCGTCCTCAAATGGCGGCCCGTGTCTGGGGCTAATACTGAACGGGGCCTTGGCCCCTTTCTTGAAACTTTTTAAAGGAAATTATTATGGCATTCCCTGTTGCTGGTGGTGGTTATCAAGTTGGTGATGGCAATGAGAGCAGCCCACTGTTCTATGTTCAGTCCGCACCCGTTTCGTTTACCGTTGATCCTGCTCCTACTGCTGCACAGTTGGCTGGCGTCTCTTTGTTTATCGGCACCCCTGCCGGTGGTATCGCGTTTACCCTCCCGACTGTTGCATCTCTTGAATCTGCATTCCAGTCGATGGGTGAGAAGGTAAACACCGCGTTTGAGTTTGTCATCATCAACACGGCAGCTCAAAACATCACCGTGACGACCAACACGGGTTGGACTGTGACTGGCGGCGGCTCAATGGTGGTGAATAACGCATCTGGCCGATTCCAAGCTCGCAAAACGGGCGCTGGCACTTGGCAAGTCTACCGCCTTGCCTAAACATAACGGGGGCTTCGGCCCCTGTTTCATAAGGAACACAAATGTCTAATAGCAAGCCTATTGGCGTTGCATATCTTGACCAAGATATCAGCGGCGCAGATGTAATTTACTCAGACCGAGAGCTTGGATATACCGCAGCAGCTCAAGGTACTGTCACTCAAGCAACCAACAAATCCACTGCCGAATAATTTGTGTAGTTGTCTGTAAATGTGCCGTTAATATAAGTTTGGACACTTCCAGAAATAAGATAACTTCCAGCAGGAATGTATTTGCTGCCTGACGCATTCTGCCAATTAGTCCAAGCCGTCGTATCGTCTGCAACACCATTTCCAATTGCACCAAAATCTTGTGGCGTAACAAGATCGCCCAACTTGCTTGAGATCTGCCTTGTAACAGCCCCTGTACCAGTTGCGGTAAATGTGGAAAGATTGGAAGCAGCCACCTTGACAGTAACGCCACCCTGCACCAAAGGAACAAGCTCAGTGCCCGCCAGTGGTGTAGTCGCTGCTGGGAGATTAGAGATTTTGACGCCTGCCATTGTTTTTCCTTAAAACCAGGATCTTTTAGGATTGTTTACAACAATCTCATATTCAAGAAACTTGTCAGCATCCGGGCCACGCAAGTTTACATGCCATCCAGATATGGCCTGCATCTCAGCAACGTCACCTTCAACTGACTTCAGCATCTTGCCAGTGGGTTTATAAACAAGCCCGACTACATCGGCAACAAAGTTCAACTTTGGCACCAACCCGCCTTCAACCTTGTCAAACAAGACTGATTCGGCTTCTTCTTTGTTGGAAAACTTCAGGTACTTATCCATCACTTCGTTAATGCCTGTAGTTGTCCAGCGGAAAGCCTCTTGGGGTAGTACGAGAAGGCGCGGATGTGGCCGTTGAGGAAAGTGGCTAATTGCTCATTGCCGATCTGTAATTGAGTTGGCGTTGGAATTGTTGCTGCTGTGTCGGTCAGAGGAACCGCACCATCAATACTGAACGCAATTGAGTTAAGCGCATACGCACCGGCCAGTTTTTTGACGGCATTGACGGCCCAAGTGCCCCCAGTTAAGTCAGCTTGGACTATCCCACCATCAACTATTGTGAGGCGTGGAGTAGTTGGACCCTTGCCTAAACGAATTCGCTCAGTAAAAGCGTTGTTGTTGGCATTTAGGCCAATTTGATCTGCGCCTGTAGACCCAACAACGGAACCTTCAAAATAAAGAGTCCCCTCCGTCTGGTTATACCAGTCCGAGAAGTTCGCCCCCGTCATAGTCGCAACATCAGCCGCCCGAGTCAGCGCAGTGGTCGTGGTTGGGATGACGCTGGTGGCGAATGCGCCTAGTTCCAGTTGGGGCAGGCCGATGCGGAGGGTGAAGTCAACCGCAGTTCCAACTCCGTTGTGCTGAGCCCAAAGCATCGGCCGCACTGCTGTCATCCCTGCCGTAGCAGGAGATGCCGTTCCAGAAAACCGAGTTAGCGCGGAAGTTGGAGTTACGTCCCCAAGATTAAAGTACGCCAGTTCAGAGACACCATCTGTGCTGGAAAGATATAGACGTGTATTTGCTACCCCAGATAAAGACCCGCCAACAAGCGACAGATACATTGATTCTGCCCATGCTTGCCCGGAAGCTGATGACACTCCAGTAATCGGCTCAAATGCCAAATTAAGGGCGAGATTTGTGTTTGTTGTTGTTCCAAAAACTCGCAGATCAATGTAGTTAATGCCGTTCACTTGGCCTACAGCAAAAACTTCCCTTGAGAGTCCCCCAGCTAAAGAAGCGCTCCAATTAGTCGGCAGCGTCCCAGGCGCACCGACCACAGCACCCTGCATCGTATTGTTACGAATGCTGTTGGTACGCTGCTCCTCAATCAGCAGCCCACGAGCAGCCAGCGTTACGGGGTCGTAGTCGAACCTTGCTTTATTGTTTGCCGCGGTGCTCAGAACGCCAGCGCTGTTGAAGTACGTTGCGCCGCTTGCCCGTGTAAACGTAATGCGCGGATCAAGCGCATTCACTTCAGTAAAATTCAGCTTTAACGATGCGTAAGGCGGAGCGTTCAGCAAAGACGGTATCCCGCCAAGCCCCAGCCCGACGGCGTTTCTGAGAGCAACTCCCCAGCTCATCGGATATTGATCGGCTTGGCGTACAAAGTGCCGCCAGACGAAACCTGGATGGCGCTCACAACCCAAGGGGCACCCGTGCCATCCACGCCAGATGCAGGATTAGGCACGTTGAACGGAATCGGAGTTCCAGCAGGAATCGGCGTGTCGGCAGTCGTAGCCGTCACACCACTACCAACTCGAATATAAGCGTCCGTGGTACACCAAACCAGAACCCCTTGAGGGCCAGGAGGCCAAGTCGTCGTGGTGCCAGCAGTGCCCGTATACGCTACGCTCTTAGCGCCATACGACGCATCCATGCAAGGTCGAAGAAGTTCCATTTTTTACCTCACGCCAAGAAGCGTAGTTTATAGAGAGTCGAGAGATACAGCGCAAGAATCTCGTCAATGATATTGTGCAACGCGGTGCAGTCTTTATCCACTACTTTATACCGCTCAGCCTCAATTTCGTCCATCTGATCCTGCAAGAACTCAACAATGTTGGTCGTCTTCTTTGCAGACATCAAAGAAATAGGCCCCATCAGGCCATGCTTGCCTTGGTAGGCTTCAGCAAAACTATCCGCCAAGCCCACAATCTCCTCATAGAACCCCTGCAATGCCATGTGCTTGGCAAAGCTGCGGGTGTTCAAATGCACAGAATGGGCCACATCACGGGCCAAGAACAGCATCCCAACAAAATCACATGCCTTCATTTTGCATCCCTTGTTGTGGCATTTGCTCCATCATTTCAGGCATCTCTTGACGCATTTGAGGTGCCCCAGCAATCAAATCGCCCGTGTCCATCGCCGCTGCAATCGTACCCATCACAATGTCCTGAATCTGCTCAGGCGACATTCCAGCCTGCACAGCACTGATCCGCTGCGTTTCGGCTTGGTATGCCTTCACCTGAGAGTCAAACTCCTTGACGGCAATGTCACGAGCCTCCATAGACTGCTGAACATTCTTCAGCATCTGGTGCATCTGCTCCATCTCCTGCCCCATTGCCTGAATCTGCTGCTCAGCAGCCT